GCAATTGCATTTGAACCATTAGGAGTGACAGGAGATGTGCCAGTATCTGGAGTAAGATTTGTCTGAGATCCTCCAGAACCGCTGCTTGTGATATTGATTGTATTCATTGATGGAATACCGGTAATCGTTGTTCCTCCACCTTGCGTAACTGTGACTATTCCCGAGGAATTTGGATAGACTGTACTACTATCTGGAAGTGAAAAACCGACAATAGGTCCAGTAGTACCATTGCCAAACATTTTCCATTGAGCTAAGTTACTTGTAATAGCAACAAGAACCCAGATATTTCCATTAGTAGAGTTAATCCAAAAAGAGGTGAGGGGATAATATCCGACATTTTCTTTAGGTTTTATGTCTGCTGTTGTGGGATCTCTCGAACGTACATAATAGGGACTGAAAGCGTAATCCTGACCACCATATTTGAGAGGATTGCGAAAACTATCTGATGATTGCTGGCTCATGAATCTTTTACTCCGTAAAGGGTGAAAGTACCTGAAGAGATATTCCCAGAACTATATTTAAATTCGATGGCATTGACGGCAGTTGTCCCGGTATTCATACCACCTGAAATAACTGTAGCAAAATTTGTCGACGAAGTGAGCACTACAGAATTAGAATTAAACTTTGCACTATACGTACCGCTATTCATGTCATAAAGCATGATATCAGAATTTAAGAAGGTTCCAGAACCGGTTATTTGAGACCCAGCGATGAATAAAGATGTGTCAGTTGAGCTCCCAACATCTGAATTTGTGCTTCCTCGTATGTCATATCCATATGCATAATTTGTGCTAAGATAGCTCGTACCATTATTAGTACTGAAAAGCATAGTCATATTCACAGCATTTGAAGCTGGAACGGCTGTTCTAATGCGTACCAAATAGGTAGAATAATTTGAATTTATTAATGAAGTAAAAGATATGGTTGAACTGCTGCTAGCAGTTTGAGAAGACAATTTCACAAGGTATGAAGGAATATAGTATGCCATTATTCTGTTACCCCATATAGATCAAACGAGCCACTTGTGAAATTTCCTGAAGACATTGAAAACTGTATGGCATTGACAGCCGTTGTTCCAGTGTTGCAACCTCCTCCATAATCTAATACAAGACTACTATCGGTATCATCAAAAACAACGCCATTATAAAATACATTTTTTTGACGTGAGGAGTCAGTCAAATTATAGAGGTAGAGATTTACATTTGTTCCTGTAGAGGAAGAGTTGTTAATGTTGTCAACAACGTTTATTTGGCTTACTGCTGTTCCATTGGTTCCAGAATTGAATCCACCACTAGCAGAAATTTTATATGCATAAGAATATCCACTATTTAGATATGATGATCCGCCATTTGTGCTAAAAACAAGCTGTATTGTAGGCCCTCCCGAAGCAGAGCAAACGATATTCCTAAGCTTCACATAATAGACAAGAAAATTGGTGCTTATGCCAGAAGTAAATGAGATTGTGGTCGAGCTACTTGCAGATTTACTTGACAGAAGAGTATATGGTGATGGTATGTTATAAGACATTAGGGATCCGGAATTCCATATAAAGTAAAGACACCAGAGGCAATATTTCCTGACGCCATCGTAAATTGGATTGCGTTGACAGCGGTCGTTCCTGTGTTACATCCCACATTCATTATCGTGTTCGATTTAGAGCTCGAATTATTCCAGCTGACTCCATTTCCCATTAACATTGCGTAACTTACGTTTTGATTAAATGCAAATAAATTTAAATTGCCACTGAATGACTGACTCGTTGTGCTTGATAGAGTAGGTGTGAGTATAATTTTTGAATCCGAGTTGCTATTAATAAATCCTGTCGTTCCATCTGAATTTACATAAAAAACAGCATATTTATAATTTGAACTTAGGTAGCTAGTGCCATTGTTGGTACTATAAGTCACATATAAATCTTCGTTATTCGTCCCCGAGACGATATCTCTTAACGTTACGTAATATGAGGTAAAATCACTTGTGATGACAGATGTGAACGATATGGATGCACTGCTGCTAGCAGTTTGAGCTGATAACTTTACTAGTTGCGATGGTATGTTGAAAGACATAATTAAATAATAAAGTATTGCATTCCATTGAACATCACAGTGATGGATCCATAATTCGTGTAAATCAAAGCTGTTGTCGCACCATCTATATTTATGGAGCCTCCTGAAACTGTCACAGTGATATTATTAATGGAAGCGGCTCCCGATTCATCTTTGATCACAAACACTTGATTCACGAGAGGTGCTGCTAACAATGTTATGGTACGTGCAGCTGATGTCGAAGTGACTCCAATATAGTAATCTGTCGCTGCTACGACATAACTTGTAGCTGTTGATGTTCGATTGATGTATTGACCTGTTGTGGCTGTGTTGAGAGCATTGACCGGAAAAGTTGTCATGTTAATTGCCACTCCCCTATGACCGATGTCGCAAGCCATGTAGTATCGGAACTTCTATAGACTAATGTAATGGAATCACCACGTAATGTGTTAGCACAGGTTCCGGCAGAGGCGGAAACATTATTCCCGACTCTAATTGTTTGCCCAGTATTTGCCGTAATTGTCAGAATATTAGTAGCATCCGTTGCAAAAGCGATCGTATTGCCTTGCGATGGAGACGCTGGTAAAGTAGCGGAAGCGGTACCAGTAACAAAGTAACCATTGGTAGCGGCTGCACTAAAGCTTGTAGATTCATCATTCCAAGTAAGTCCTCCACCGCCGCCTCCAGAAGATGCAATTGTGATGGTACCAGCTCCATTAGTGATTGTGACATTGGAGCCCGCAGTTAAAGTAGCAGCGACAGGATCGGCTCCTGTGCTACCAATTAACAACTGACCATTTGTCAGGGGACCAAGGAAATTAAAAGCGGATGATCCTTCTGCAACAGGCAAAGTATGTGCTGTTGGGGAACCGACCCCAGTTCCGCCATTGGCTGCTGTAACAGGAGTAGAAAGGGCATATTGTAATGTAGTAGCATTCGTTGTAATGCTAAGACCTGTTCCTGCAGTTGGAGTTACCCAAGTAGGATCCGCTGCTGATGTTCCCAACAAAACTTGACCATTAGTTCCTACTGCAGTAACACTAAGGGCACTTGTCCCTTCACCTAACATCACTCCATGCGCTGTAAATGAACCAGCACCTGTACCACCGTTTGGAACTGTAACAGGAGTAGTTAAAGCATAGGATAAGGTAGTAGCATTAGTAGTTACAGATAACCCCGTGCCTGCAGTAGGTGTAACAAAAGTAGGATCTGCACTTGTTGTTCCGAGTAATACTTGTCCATTGGTTCCAGGGCCTACTGAAGAAATTGCGCTAGTGCCTTCTCCCAAAAGAACTGCATGAGCAGTAAGAGTTATATCGCCTGTGCCCCCATGTGCAACTGCTAAAGGAAACCCAAAACCTGCATCACTAACGACAGCTCCTGTTGTGCTATTCCAAAGTACAATATCACCTACAACAGTAGTTCCCGGTCCAGTAATTCCACCACCAGCTGCCGTAACAGTGATTGTATTTCCAGAACCGGTAGTTGATGCACCACTACCACCAAGAATATCTATGACGCCAGCGGAAGGAGTAGCAGTTCCGGTATTACAGACAAAACTTGTAGTACCTCCTGATCCACCACCACTTCCGCTTAATGCACCGGCTTGACTCATTTATTTAGCTCAAACTTCTTTGAAAGTAACTGCACATTTTCAACGCGCTTCTCCAAAACTCTGCAAAGAGATTCAGTATTGAGAGAGCGTACAACTGCGTTATCAGCATCTAACTTAATCACATCGATTTTCTGCATGATGATTTCATCGAGAGAAGTTTTAGGTAAAGAGTCAACGGCTATTTCAAGCACATCCACTCTTTTCTTGAGATCTTCTTGAACAGAACAGGACTTGTTTTTATTCAACGTGATAGAATTCTTAATCTCATCAATTTGAGGACGGATGAATGATAGAGTCTTGACCACATCTTCCAGGATATGAGAATGATTTTCTTGCTGTGATTGAGCTTTTACAAGAGATTGTTCTAACACATCAATTTTAGATTTACTCTTTTGAATATCACTTTCGTTCGATTTGATGGATTTCTCAGCAAGAAGCAGGCGTGTATCATGTGTATCATGACGTTTAGCTGATTCGAGAGAAAGGGTATCATGGTCAGAAATTTTCTTCTCATTGATCGAAAGTCGAGATTCATGCTCATGAGAAGAATTGAGAGCTTTATTTGTCTGATTTGCTAATGAACTGATGTCTGATTGATGTTTCTTGATATCATTCAGAATAAACTCAATGAAGTCATGATTCCTAACTTCTTCATTTTGAATATCTTTTAGCCAAGATTGAATTTTTGTTTTCTCTTGTTCATAGCTCTTCAGGAATGAAGCGAATGTCGAAGAAAAATTTTCTACCATAGTAGATAGGTTTTTAAATCCTACCTCTAATTTTTGTACTTCAGCAATCCTTCTTCCCATTTCCTTGAAACGGGATTCCATTTCGATAAAGTAATTATTCGCAAGCTTTTCATCGGCCATATTACACTTCTCCGTATGCATAAATATATTCAACATAAACCGAATTTTTTGTCGGAGCTGAAGATTGCCTAACATAAAATTGGGTTCCACCTCTGATTCGTAAAGCTGGTGAATTTGTAGCTACTCCAGTATTAGCACCGCAGTCATAGAGAACATAGGAAGCAGCTGGTACAAAAAACATATCGGTCGCTCCATCCATGGAGAAGATCATATCTCCATCGGTATTATTAATTAGACGTACCATTCTGGCAGGAGCGCCGATAGGATTTCCAACCGCGGCATATGAACTACTTATCGATCCATGAGCAAGTGTTTGAAATGCACCTGCTTGGAAAACAGTTGAAAAAGCCATATTTCCTCTTTAGGTGTAAGTATATGTTCCTTGACCAAGTGATGTTACAATCCAAACCAAGCCATCGTTATTGGTATCTGTTGCTGTAATCGTTACAGCTGTATATTGACCACCAGCTAAGTTACCACCAGTTCCCGAGGTCGTATGGTTGGTACCACCGAAAATCTCTTGGCTCGCATTTTGGTGAATAGACCATCCGCCTGATCCTGCTCCAATAACAGTAATTTCCGTTCCATATGTAGCTGTTAGAGGAAGTGTAAGAGTTGTAGCAGATGAACTTGTGCAAATATAAGTTCCAGCTGACATCGTTATAGAAGTGCCGCTGACAGTAACGAGAGGTGAATTTAATGGACTCCAACTTCCTGGAGCGAAGTTTAGCATCCATGATTGCCCTGTAACTGAGTTCAGATAGACAGTTCCTAGGGGAAATTTAGTGAGACTTGATGTGGGATTTGTTTTTCCACGAACATAGCCCCATCCTTGTACTGGAAGGACAATATTTGCTCCTTCGTACGCTTGTGCTTCTTTAGACAACCCTAAAGGGTTTTTGCCGCTCATACATACCTCTGAATAGGTTTTTTTCAGTTATGAGATACTATTGCATCTCGATGGCACAATATCAATTAAAATTTTTATTGTACAATGCAATTTGTCAAGTTTTTACTTTTATTGCTAATAAGCAATTAAAATGGCATAATCAGAGAAAAAGGAGGAAGCCATGGAGTTTTTCAAAGAAGTATCAAGTTTTTTATCAGGATTCAATGTACAAAACATTTTAGCTATGATTGGAATAGTCTGGTTTTTTTCGAGAGATATCAAATCGTCTATCGACAAATTAGATCTTGATATAAGAGCAATGAATACCAGACTTGGACGGCTAGAGGGAACGGTATACGGAAAGGATGTCTATATTCATACTCAAGAGGTGAAAAAATGAGAATTGAAGAATTTTTTTTTCATTTGGTTTATTATAACTGGGGCGTTGCTTTTGGGACTACTTTTGTCAGCGATTATCATCATTCCCAGCAACATTATCAGAGCGAAACGAGCAGAAAAACGAAAAATAACGGAGCTGGAAGAAAGAATTAAAAATCTAGAAAATAGGGAAAAATGATGTTTATTTTAATATGTTGTTTTTTATCGCTCTTATTCGTGATATGGTCTACGATAAAGATGTGGACAGGACCTATCGAGGAAGTTGACGTTTAGATTTGCTTTCTTCATTCTTAGCTTCTGTATCAAATTGATTCAGCAGTTTGACAGTTTGTCCAACGTTTTGTTCGCTTGCATTTCTTAAAATATTTGTATAAAGCTGTCTAAGTCGTGCGCTATTTGAAATGCGATAAATGAATTTGCTTGCTTGATAGGCTCCAAGAGCCGCTGTTCCTGCTCCGGCTCCTAGTAATGCCGTTGATGCTGAAGGTAAACCTTTGCCTCCAGTTGCTGCAATTCCTCCCAATGCACCTTGTATGACTGCTTTGCCTCCTCCAAATAAATTCTTGGCCAAGTCAGATTCAAATTGTTTTCCTGTAATGCGATTTATGAATGTTTTTATCAAATCTGACTTACTTAAGACAGCTTGTCCCTGCGCATTCATTCTATAAGCATCTCCTAAACCCTGTTGCAGATGATTCATGTCATCATATACATTATTTCTCAAAGAATCATAAAAATCCTTTAAGGCACCTCTTGCAGCCTTCTTAGTATCTGAAGAGTCAAACTTAAAGGCTCCCAAATTATTTCTAATCTCATTTATGTTTTTGCTGATTTGAATTGCTCTTTGTGTAGACACTAAACCTTTTGTATCTCTTATCGTTTGAGCAAATTCGTTCAAGATATTTCTTAAAGGTTGTAGACTCGGAGTGCTAGGTAAGCTATTGTATAATTTATTCCATGTCGGAGTCCGTAGAAAATCATGAATCGTATTTTGTATCGGAATAACTCTCGTGGGCGGAATTTGTGCTTCAAGTTGGGTCATTGTATTCAACATAGATTGATTTAAGGTTGCTCCTACTGTTCCTCTAGGATTTAACATTGAGGCTGCCATCATAGAAGCCCACGCAGCCTTATCTGAATCGGTAGCAGTTTTTACCGATGCCCCTAAAAAAGGCACAGCAAAATCTTGATAAAATCTTTGTACAAAATCTCTTTGAGCAGGAGCTGCGAATTGTCCCATAAGAGCACGACCACCTGCCAATGCTCCACCAATTTCTGAAAAATTATTTATCCAACTCTCCATCGCATTTTTGGGCTCTGTATATTTATTAGAAAGTTGCGCCATGGATTCCCTCATGCGTTGCTGAGGAGTCTTTTGCTCAAATTCTTTCCTTTTTTCAATAGCTTCAGCAAGTTTAGGAGATTTCCCAAGGGATAAATTTAAAGATTCTAGTGTTTCTGGGTCTATCGCTCTTTCCATCGATGGAATAGCGGATGAAAATCCTTCAATACCTCTCAATGTATTGGATGCCATATTTCTGACAAGCCATCCTCCCCATGTTTCATTAGCATCTTCCACTTCATTATCTCTTTCATCCCAATATGAAGATTGTTGATTACCAGTTTCCGAAGGAATTTGTTTTGATGAAGATAATTGATTTTTGGATGGTTCTAAATTTTTCTGTATTGTTTGATTTCTTTCTATTTCATCCCAATAATTTGAATTATTATTCACAAAAGTTTACCCCCTTCATTTAAAGCTCTTTCAATGTCTTTTGCAGGAGTTGGATAGATTTTTCCGTTTGGAGCCAAAATATTAAATAAAGCATTTGGGTCTTGGTATTTTTCGGCTTCTTTTATAAAGTTATCCCTTGCAGCATCTGCTTCTTTTCCATATTTCTCTTCATAAATTCTTTGTTGATCATCAAAAATTTCTGGATAGACGTGACCTTTATTTTTCCTGTATAAATCGAGTAGAATTTCATCCTTTGCCTTTTCCAATTCAGCTTCTTTTTCTTGAAAATTAAGCAAAACTTTATTTGCTTCTGGACTTTTTAATAAATTTGGTGTCATTCCAAGAGCAATTCCAGTTTCAAAATTTGTCAACCCTCTTGTAAAAATATCAGATCTAAGACCGGATAAATATTCTTTTTGCCCGGTTGCTAACATTGCCTGTTCTGGTGACCAAAGTCCTTCAATACCCAATCCTGCTGCGAATGTTTGAAGATTTGTAAATTGACCCGTTTGTTGTTTTTCAATCGCAGGACGCATCAATTTGATAGCACCCAATCTTTTATTAGCAGCTTCCAGTCCTAATCTTGCATTTTCAATATCTGGCTTATATGCAACATCCAAGTCTTTTTGTCTTTGATATCCTCTTTCTTGAGATTCCCCATATGATTTCCCTAAAATCTGTCCATGAGATAAAGGAATTTTCTTTTGAGACAAAGCATTGACAAATTGGGATTCTGTCCAATCATTTTTATTTGCTTTTTCCGTAATTTCATTCACAATCTGTTGCTGTTCATCAGTGAGTGGAATGGTTGTAGATAATTTATCACTTTGCGGTCTTGTAATTTTCTCAGCAGTTTTAGGATTATCAATATAAGCATTAAGAGAGCCAGGAGGAAGATTTCTGCGAGTTTCGAGATCTCTTATAATTACTTCATTGGCTGTGCGTTTTGTATTAAACTCGGCCTCTTTTTGTTTTGTTTTTTCTGTCTCCAATCCTTTTTCATGTTTGAATCTCGCTTCTTGTAAAGCGTTATTTAAATCAAACTGCTTTTGAAGTTCTTTCATGCGAAACTTTTGTTCAGCATCGAGTTTATTCATTGCAAATTCATCTTGGGTCTTTTGTTGAAGTCCACCAAGAAGCGCTTTTGCAAAGGGAGAAGAAAGGTTCTCGCCGAGCTCTGCTCCTATATCCCTAGGTTGATAGATTGTAACCATTAATAACCTCCATAACCTCTTCTATAGCCATATGCACCACCATAGCCACCTGCGATATTACTCAAAAATGAAGGAAGCAAGCCCATCGTTCCTTGGCTTCTAACATTTTCGAAAGGAGATCTTCCAAGACCTGCTAAACGATTAGCTTCGGGTTGTTGCGCATAGCTTAGAGCTGAATTCAATCCTTGCATACGCATTCCTTCGCGCATTGCTGCTAGATCGCTTTGAAGACCCCTGCCAGCTTGAGCCAGTGATTGTTGGAATCCAGAAGATGATAGAGCACCAGATCCGGTACCCGCTCCCGCAAATGTTTGCGCTAATCCAGGAACAATCTGTTGATTAAATTGCTCTAAATATGGCGCTGACATCCTCTCATATGCTTCTGGGGATCCATTCAAAAGTTCTTGCAAATACGAACTTCCAGATTGAAATAGAGGATTTGATTCTAGTCCACCACCAGAATATAATCTTCTAAGATACTCTTGTTGCTCTGGAGACATTGTAGAAAGCTGTTCTGTTTTGCCGCGTTTCCCTAAAAAGAAATCAATAAGATCCATAAATCCTCTAATTTTTCGTCCATTCAAAAATTATATATGCCTGCTTTAACGTGTTTTGTCCAGCACCATTGATGAGTGTAACATTGGTTGCAGTACATAAGATTTCAATATTTTTATTCAGTGCATATGTTGAGGAATAAGGTAACGGCAAAAAATTGCCATTCGTATCTGTAGCCGTTCCATATATGCGAGTCGGTGTTACGATGATATCAATACCATGTGCAAAATTTACAGTAGAACCCGCAGTTATATTAGCTCCATTAGCTGCTACCATGTCACTGACCAATCGAAAAGTATAGCGCTTTAAATCAGGTTCCCCTTCCGTGGGTGCATTTGGATCAAAAAACTGTTGGCCAGTTAGGATCTGTATTTGCTCATATTGGGCAATCTCTTTAACGTTAAGCAATTTCGAAGTTAGTCTTTCGCGTTTGGAAATGAAATCATAAAATGATGTCTCATCTTTTGGCAAAATGAATTCATTCGGAAGATAAGCTGATTGAGTATAGGAAGGACCATAAGAATTCATTGTTTAATCCTCCCTTGAGGACTCATGTGCATGATGACTGCCTGTAATTCAAATGGAGATGGTCCAATGTTGGGATCAGCAATTTGAGCAGGAGTCAATGTAATATTAATCTGATGTGATCTGGCAATGCCGTTAAGAAAAACCCTAAAGTATGCTGTATCTTCAGTAAGATACGTTTTCACAGTTTGGGAAAGTACAACATCCTGGTCATTATCATTTTGCATGTATTGGACTGTGACTTGCCCATTCGATGTCGAAGTTGCATAGAGATCATAGAAAGCTAATTTTGACCTCTTTCCTTGTTTGAAATATGGATTTATGTAGTTTGTGGTGATAGAAAAACCGTAGCTATTTCCATTGTCAGTAGATACATCAGATTGCATGATACGCCAGACATTGCTATCTTGTGCTCCAGCGCAAATCACTGGAATCGATTTTTGATCAACAGAATCTTGCCAAGTTGACGTATCACCATCCCAGATCGTTGTCCAAGTCGACCAGACGTTATTTTGTGTGATTTTGAATGATCCTAAGCATGTAAAACTTTGGTTGAAGAAAGCCCATGTTTTATCTTCATAATTATAACATAAAATTTGATTCGGAGTATAATTTGAATTGGTTGTGCTTCCAAAAATCCAATATACTAACCTATTTTCATAATCGCGTATACCTTGCACGCGATTTAAAGGCACAAAATTATTGTTAGCTCCTACTGGAGATGGTGTAACCTGAAAAGTAGAAATGATATCTGGTACGATCATATCAATTCTATCAGCGTCATTGAATGTGGAAGCGATAATACCTCTTCTAGATATTAGCAAAACTGCATCGTCAAAACCGACAGAAGAGAAGGTTGCCTCAGAACCAAATTGCGTATTAATTCTTTCCCAAATGAATGGTTGTACCTGATTACCTGTAAAACTCAATCTCCAGGTGGAAAACTGAAAACCAACAATTAATGTATCTTGGACAATCTGTGCGCTTACTATTTGCTCTGAAGTATCAGCATCGATGAAACCGCCTTTCCCTGGCAGATCAGAGCGCCAAGCATTAATATCATTTCCAGCAACACCTGTGGTAGCAGACATCTGTTGCACTATAGCATTTGTTGTCGTGTATGATAATGCACTCGTGTTCAGAGGAATAGTGAATGTGGTTGCGCCAGTAACTGTCACCGTAAAATTGATACTATTAAAACTAGATGCATTTGTGCCTGTAACATACAGGAAAGAAACAATTTGGTCAGAATTTAAATTATGATTTGTCGTGGTAGTTACCACAGCAGTCGTAGCATTAGATATGCTAGATATCGATAGCGGGGCAGCAGCACCTGCAAATGGAGTGCCAATCTGAGACCATCTCGCCCGATTAGCATAAACGGTACCACCTTCTGTAGTATATAGAGCTATCAGACGCCCCTTGTATGGCAAAACTAATAGGGCTTGCGTCATGGTCGTTGTGCCACTTACTATAGGGACTAGATTGTCCCAACCTGCAATGGTACTACCGTTGAAAAACCTAATATTATCAACATTATTAGTCGTCCATAGGGCCGCGTAATAATTCGATGAATATATGAAAGAATCGCGCGTTCCTGTCCATAAAAGGGCATTGCCTAATGAGTTGAAGCTAATATTTGTGACTGTCGCCGGGAAAGTAGAAGTATTCAACAAAAATGCTTGCTTGGGATGGAACATGATGAGCTGTTCGTCACCTGCGAAAGAAACCGAAGAAGATGTCACATAGTAGGTTCTCGTACCGACTACTGGAAGGTACATATTCGCAGATTGTGCTGCCCCGAATGGTCCAACATTCGCACCTGAAAGATCTTGTAAAGTAAATGTAGATGAACCAGTCTTAGTGATTTGAAATGATGTTAGATTTAGTCCTCCTACATATACGGTGCCTCCAGAAGTATAAGCCAATCCAGTAGTCTCTACATTCAGTGTAATCGTATTGGTTGTTGTGGATAACACATAAAAAGTATTGCCATTGAGAATAGTTCCAATCGTACCCGTGATCCCAGATATATAAACTGTTTGCGCTGCATTCATTCCATGAGTACCGCTAGTGGTGATCACTGTTGTCTGACCCGGTGTGATTGTATTAATTGAACCATTGGTCGTTTTAGCAACTTCTAACCACACCATATCGCCTGTTAACAGACCATGGTCTGAACTTGTTGTGACCACAGGGGGACTTGCATTCGTAATACTATTAATGGTTGCACCTGAAGGAGACCATTGCGGCAATCTTGCTAAGATTGTGCTACCTTGTCTTTTTTTTATGACACCGCGCCAAGAATATGCATTAACTAGGTTAGTAAACGCGTCATTGCCAATAGCATATGGTTTGTAATATTGGACTATACCTGATTTATAAGGTCCTATGAAAATTGGATCGTACATCAAATCCCTATGACTGCGAAACTAACATAAACAGTACCATTTAAACTACTTCCGTTGCTGGTTTGGATTGTAAAAGCTGATTGAGTTCGTGTAGAAGCATAATTGTATTCCGAAACGATAGTAGGTGTATTGCTATTGTCTTGCCTTGATGCCATAGCCAATGGGACATAAGCTAGGCTTCCTAACTTATTCGTAAAGGTAATCGTAAATATACCATTAGTTGATCCAGAGCGGGCGACACTAGCAACATTGAAAGAACCTGATGCTAAAGTGACAGTGGCATTATTAGCAGTGAAGAACCCAAAGGCTTTGATGCATGAAATCGGAAAGTTCATCTCACCACTAGTACCTCCTGAACTTCCATTATAAAAATATAACTGCTGTGTATTAGGTGATCCTCCATTAGGAGTTATATACAAAATTCCGTTACTAGATTGGCTATTAACTGCATTTGTAAGATTTGTAGGTGCAGTTCCAGTTGTAACAAAGCTAACTTGCTGATGAAAACCATCATTTGGATTAGCTCCGTTATTGCCAGAGGCTAGATGATCAACAGGTAATATTCCGTTTGTCGTTCCAGTGGGTGCATTGAGAGGTGTACATAAATACTGAAAGTTATTAAGGATATCGGATTGAGATTGATTTCTCTGATCCCCAGGTTGAGGGATATTTTTATATTGGGTCATACAATCCTTTTTGAAACTCTGTATCCCGATGTCATATCGGTATTCATTGGGTTGAAAAATTCATCGTTAAATTTTTGACGCTGAGGTCTTTTTTTGACTTCTTTATAACGCTTACGCTTTAGGCTGTCATAAAAGTTGAGACCCATTTCTTTTTCTTTCATAAGTCACTCATAATTAGTATAGGGGAAAGATAGGCCAAGTATTCCCTGTGCTTTGATTTTCTGCATAATTTGTAGTGATGCGTTGTGATCCCAACTGCTTGAGAGTTTTTCTTTGAGCTAGAAGTTTCTGTTCTTCGAAATATTGTTTATAAATCGCAATCTGCTCATGGTCACCCTCTTCTTTCATTATTTTTAAAGACGCACCATAGGCAATCAGTTGCCACCATTCATTAAATTGTGGAAGATCTGTAGTAAGCGATCCAGAGTTGCCCGAGAAACCTTGTATAATGACCGTATTTTCGGCAGGAGCACTTGTATTAGTAGTATCAGGATTGACATAAAGAGATGGCCTTTGAACTGTATTTG